CTGGAAGTGAAACATTATTTGTTCCATTATGAGTAAGTACGTCACCTTTTACGCTATTTGTTAATTTAGCATCTGTAGTTGCTATGTTTCCTGTATTTGTTACAATAGTAGCTTCTGCTGAATCTACTCTTGCTTCTACTTCATCAATAGCTGCTTGAGCGTCTGTAGCTGCTAGTCCAGAACTTGCATTACTATAAGTAACATCTGCTGCTGCTGAAACTGCATCTTTAGCTTCCCATCTTTGATTTCCGTTATCCCAAGCTAGTACTTGACTATCTGTAGGACTTGCTGCTGAAACATCTCCAAGTTCATCTAAGTTAATTGTATCAGATAAAACTGCTGGCCTATATACTTTTACTTGTAATGTATTTGCATCTTCTACATAAAATAGAGGATTTGAAAAACCTTGACTAGGTTCTGTACTTGTAGCTTGTCCTGCTACAGTATTTGATAGAAAGTAATACTCTCCAACTGTATAACCGTGACTTGGTACTTCTATTCTACCAAAGTCTGCTGCAATAAAAGTATTAACATCTGCAACTTCTACAATTGTGTAGTAGGCTAAAGTGTCAGCATCGTCAGCTAATCCTTTTACCCAAGTAGTTCCATTATGGTAAATACCTTCTCCAACTAAAAATCCGTGAGCAGCTTGAGTAATTTCAAATGAAGTTGCTCCGCCTCCGCCTACTGGCTTAAGCTCTGTATCAATAACTTGGAACATTTGCTTGCTATCTGTAGCAAAACAAAGTTGGCCGTTACTTGCTGTTAATGCATATGTAATTAAGTTAGCTTCTGTATCTTTTTTTACGTCTAATTGTACTGGATTTGTAAGAGTACCGCCATCTGCTAGTAATCTTGTATCAACGTCAGATTGTAGCTCGTCTAAAGCTCCCTGAACGTCTGTAGCGGCCAAATTTCCGGCAGGTACGTTAGATATAGCTGAAGCATCGTGAGCGTCTACAGCGTCATTTAAGTGATCAGAAAGAGCTGTTGCTCCATCACTTATTCCTGTCTCGGCAGTATCTAGTCTACCTTCTACTTCGTCAATTGCTGATTGTACTTCTGTTGCTGCAAGTCCTGAAGTTGAATTATCATAGTTAATTTCAATTGCATCGTCTTTTCCGGCAATTGAACTGTCTACGTAAGCTTTAACTGCTTTTTGAGAAGCAATCTTAGTATCTGAGTCTGCTGCTAATGTGTTATCTGTATCTATTGAAGTTCCTGAAACATCTCCGTCTAGGATTGCATCAGTATGTGTTTTATTAGTTAATGTTTGAGTTTGGTCCTCAGTTACTACCGATTCATCTACTCCGTTTAACTGTGCCTTAATCTTATTATCAGCACTATCAATGGTGATTTCACCTTCTAATTCTAAAGCTTCAGCATTCTTCTTGATGCGAATCCCTTTAGTAAACTTTTTTCTTTTAATTGTCATTTAATACCCCTTGCGGTTCCATATTTATTTCAATACGTTGCTAAATTTTATATTGCTTCTTCGTCTATTATTGTCTTTGCTCTAAATTTGATGCTCATTTCACTAGTATCAGCTACATTATCTGCTGTATACCGTACTTGGCCTACATTAAAGAATAATTCTACTTCTGTATCATTTCCAGAGAATTCTAAAGTATAGTTGAATTCTGTACCGTCATATGATCCTTCTAATGTAAATGATTCTGTCTTAGTTGAGCTTGAATTGAATTTTCTTGTAATTAATCCTGTTATCTCGATTTGCTGTACAAATGACGTATCAAACGATAGTCCTGTGACATCTCCTGTAGTATTGTTCACAAGAGCAGCTTCAGTCGTGTTTATGTCGCCCGGTCCTGAGAACTCGGCAATCTTATCAGTTGCAGCCTCTGCCCATCCAGATGCCTCTTCTCCGTAGTTAATATCTCCGGTATCGGGGTATTTGAATGTCTTATTGCCGATTGTTAAGTTTTTTGACATAGTTAAACTCCTTCATATATAGTTGTTAAATTTTTGATCTGGCATTTGAAGTATTTTCGTTATTTGAATGATTCTAGATACTTATAAATACAAATAAAAAAGGCCGACATTGCATCGGCCCTTTCTAATTAATTACTCATTTTAGCTATTATTCTGATTTGATGTATCTAAGTACACAAATGCTTGATGGTTTAGCTGTGAATAGAGCTTGATCTGTATAACATCTCATCTCAATACCATGTTTACCTTCTAGTAACTCTAGGTACTCTTCACCATCTGGTCTTTTGAATGTTACTTCAGTAGAACCAATTCTCTTAAGATCTTTCTTAGCTAGGATGTAAGAAAATCCTTGCTTAACGAATGTAGAAGAAACAATCTTGATAATCCCATTTTGTCCGTAAAATACGATTTCTTTTTGTCCTGCTTCAACTTTACTTGAAGAATATGAACTATCGTGTACTCTCTTAGCATCCTGCTCAGTTAGTAGGTCATCCCATTGCTTAGGGTTAACATAAACACAAACTTCTTCTTCCATAAGACCTTTCTCAACCATTGAAGAAATCCCTTCTTCAATTTTAGCGAAAGATAGTACTGCTGCATTTGTAGTAGCATCAGTTCCAACATCTACGATAGATCCTTGAAAAAGTGGCTCATTAGCATTTGCAATACCAAAAAGGTTAGTTGATTCAGTTGCAATTGCGTGAATTCCTAAAAATTCATTCTTAACTGCTCCACCTGCTGCTGCACCTTTAAAGTAGATTACATCAGTAGCTGCAATATCATCAGCCGGAGATGCAAAAGATCCACCTGCTACTAATTCAATTGTTACTGTTTTATCTTTAAGAGAATATCCCTTAACTCTTACTGCTCCAGAACCGATAACTGATGCTGTTAAAGCTGAATCAAAGATTTCAACTTCTGCGTTAGTTGTTCCGTTCCAAATTCCTGCTGCCCAAGTAGCGTCAGTAACTTCTAATACTTTTTCAGTAGAAGTTGTAACGTCATTTGTTTTAACTTCTCCAAGTCCTTCTTGACCATAAAACATTTGAACTTCTAGTCTGTGGTACATTGATTTTAACATGTTACCAACCATAAGGTCCATTGCTTTTTCGATTGCTTGAGGATCAGAACCTGATCTTGATAAAGCACCGATAGAGATAGCTGATCTTAAAACTAATTCTCTAGCTTTAATCTTAGCATTTTTCATTTTAAATTCTTTAACATCATTAAGATCGAAAAGACTTCCATCTTCACCACCGTAAGTAAATCCTGATTCTAAAGAAAGGATAACAGGCTCATTATAAGCTTCCCCAACTTTCTTAGAGTTATCAAATTTGATGTCATTGTAAAGTTTTACATGATCAGGTACTAAGTCCTGAACACTGTCTGCGTAGCGTTCTTTAAATAAACCATTTAAAGTTCCTACTGCGTTTCCTGCGTTTGCCATTTTTTATTCCTTTGTTTTTAAGTTAGATTTTTCGCTTTTCTGGTTGACAAACTTCATTTTATTTGATATTCTCTCTGTAGAGCATGAATCCGGTTAAGGGTATCAAGATACTAAGAAAAGTCGCCTAAACCTCTATTTTATCGCATAGATTGGCTAATTTATGAGGCATAATTGCCTCTGGTTATATAGTTGTTAAATTTTTCAATTAATTTTCAACTTTTTTTCAAAAATATTCAATAATCCAATGATTATAATAACTTACATACCCATGAAGTCAGATAATTTACGTCTCTTTTTAGGAGCATCATCTTTTTTGTCTGGAGCTGCTGTTGGTTGTATGTTATTTACATTAGTTACATGCTTTTTAGCCTTTTCTAGTCTTTCTTCTCTTAAGCTGTTAAGAATATCATCTCCAAGTAAAGATTTTAAAGCTGTAGTTGATTTCATAGACTTAGCATATGATCTATACTTTTGCTGTAATTCTTTCTTTACTGACGGTAGTACATCTTTAGCTGTAACGTCTTCAAATCCATTGTCCATAAAGTATAGCATATTATCTACAACCATATTTATAAGTTCTGGAGTTGCTTCAAGATCACTATCGCCATCTAGAGTACTGATAATATCAGATTCAATCTCTTTTTCGGCTTTAGCTAACTCTTCTTGTCTTTTACTAGTTTCGTACTCTTCTTTTAGTCTTTCGTTCTCAGCCTTCATTTCTTCGTACTCTTTGATACGACTTTCAGACTCTAGTTGCTCAGGAGTTTTCTTAGATTGCTCTAAGTGTGACTCGATTCTTGACGCTGCTAGTTCAATTGGATCTAATCCTAACTCTTCTAGTACTGCCCAAGGATCACTCTTAAGTCTTTCAACTTCACTTTGATAAACCTTCTCAAGTTCTGCGCTTTTCTGCATAGCTTGTCTTCCTGCAAGAGCCATTTGAAGTTCATTCTTCAATGAATCTTCATCATCAAGATCAACTTGTTTAATGTACTCTTTACCATTTACTTTTAAAGTAAACTCACGAATCATACTCTTAACCTCTTCTTCAGAAGCTCCTTCTTCGATTGCTTGCTCTAATTCAGCTTCTAATTCAGATTCTGTTTCAGCTTGAACTGATACTTCTGAATTTTCACTTGACTCAGCCGAGATTTCGGCATTTTCGGAAGAATTATCTTCCATTGATTCTACTGCACTTTCTAGAGCAGATACTTCTGGCGCAGCCTCAACTGCTTCACTAATTTCATCAGACATTACTTTCCCCTTTGTTAGTTTGTCTTATATAACAAAGTTCACCGCCTTATGGTAGGTGACTTCTAGTCACGTAGGTGACTTCTTTTTTATTTCTTTTTACCCATTATTCTTTTTTTTAATTTTGAGAACATTCCGCAATCTTTCTTTGCAACTCCTCCATCCTTGAACCAAGAGCTAGACTTACCATCTCTTTTATCTTGAGCCTGTTCCTGCATGTCCATAGCTTCCTCATTACTAGTAGTACCTTTTACTCCGCTTCTGAATTTTGCTTTGTCATCATCGTTATAGCCTCTTTTTGTTTTCTTTTTTAATCTACTAAACATTCCATACTTTTTTTCACTCATTACTTATCTCCCTTTTCATGTTTCTTTTGATTGTAACCTTTTTCACAAATCCCAAATGTCCTCCAACGGCTTTCAGTACTTAAGTTTACTCCTAGCTTTACTAAGTGTGCTCTAGCGTTTCTCTTTAGTACGTTTAAATTTCCGTAGGCTTTGCTTTTTACAGCAAATTCTTTTGTTCTTTCGTTTCTTATTTTATAAACCATTTCTACAAGATCTAAGACAACTTTATAAGTTGCTCCTGTCTTTTCTGAAGTGAATTTTTGAATTGATATTTTATTGTCATCCTTTGTAGGATGATTTACATATCTTATTCTATTTCCCATTACTGGCCTCCGGTATTCTTAGCCATTAATTCCTGTGGATTAGTTGGCATTCCTTCTGGAAGTATGTCTCCTTCTCCTGCTGGCCTTGGCATCCCCGGTTGACCTGCTGCCGGAGCATTTGGCCCCATTGCTGCTGCCGGGCCACCTTGAGTAACTGGAGGAGCGCCTTGAGGAGCTACTGGACTTCCGCCCGGAGGAGCTAGAGGCTGTTCTCCGCAGATTGCCAAGATATTTGGATCTGTAGTCTGTAGTAAATTAATATGCTCTTGAATATGATCTAATACTTCTTTTACTAGTTCTGGATCTCTTCTCAGATTATAATCAGAAAGAACGTCTCTGTGTTCTTTAATATGTAATGAGTGATGATCTGAGAATAGTGCGATAACTTCTTCACCTTTAATAAATGCTTCGTTTTCGCCCTTAACAGTTTTTAACTCGTCCATGACACCTTCTGTAAGGTAGTCTAGATTACCAGTATTCATAACCATTAGATATTTCTCTGGACTAGTAATAAGTCCCATTTGTAGAAGGTTTTCTGCTACTTGCGCTCTACCTGCGGTAGTTTGCATAAGTGCATTTCCAACATCTACTACAACTCTATTTATTGATTTAATGTCGTCAGACTTAAATTCTTTCATCTCAGTTGTATTGTTTATACCTGCAATTGCCGCCATTCTTGGGACATTCGCAAAATCTTTTAGTAAGTTAACTAATCCAGTACCAACATCTTCTAATAGTCTAATATAAGACTGTTGTAAGCCCGAAACAAACTGAAGTGCTTGTGACTGAACTAGTGCTAGTGCTGTTCCTGATCTTAGTGATTGTTCTGGATTACCTCTTGCAACTGCGTTAACCCCAGAAAGAGTTTCCATTGTTTTTTCTATAATCTGCATCATCTGATAAACTTCTGGACTTGTCTTTACAAGGTCTAGTGGAGTTGGTGCTCCCATAGCTGCGTTATATTCGATAAAATTCATACCTTCTGATACTTGCTCTATCATAACATCATTACCTCTTGGATTTAGAATATTCTGAACTCCAAAAGCGTTAATGTTTGTTGCCGCTGTTGAGTATAAGCTATTTAACATATCTTGTAGTGGTAATAAATCCCACATATCAGCGTACCCGTAAGGTGTTCCTAATATATTTGCCGGAACTATTCTATATACTGGCAAGTCTCTATAAGGCATTACTGTATCTTCTAAAATTGTTTCAGAGTCAACATAAAGCATATATCTACCATTTGGCATAGATTCTGTTCTCTTGTGAAAGAATTCATATACTGGAATGTCAGTAGTTTCGTCAATGTCTTGAGCTAGCACTCTTCTTGATCTCTTATCTACTTGATCTTTAGTCTGCTGAGATAGAATACTCTCTGCCATCTCTGGATATTTAGCAGCAATATCAAATTTATTCTTAAAGGTTCTACAAAGAACCCAATTGTTTTGATTATAGTGTTCTTTAGTAGGATCAAATACTACGTCAAAAGGAGACATTACTGTAAAATCTATATCACCTTCATGAATATAATATGGTTTTAGTTCCACACCTTCTTCGTCATATTGATTCCCTTCTTCGTCTACTTCAAAAACATCTGCTTCGTCTACTTCTACAGTATCGTGGATTTTACCTTTAGTACTGTTCCACTCAAGTTTAACGTACCCAGATCCTAGAATGATGGCATATTCTACTGCTGTTTTAATAGCATCTTCCATCTTCATTTCTCTCATATAATAATCTAATAATCCATTTCCAAGATCTGCTTGAATAATAGACTTTCTATCAGTATTAATAGCTCTACATTGAAAACTAGGCCTAGTACTAGTAACCATTACTAGTATATGTCGTGCTAAGTTTCTGTAGTGGTTTACTGCGAGATTTACTAACTCTCCTGACTCTCCGCCAGATGATAGCCCATGACCTGCGTCATAATATTGACCATGATATGCTTTCCACGATCTCTTAATCTTTTCAATATAGTCCATATCAGTTACACCTCTAAACCAGTTTTTTGATTTAGATATTAGTGTTTCTACTGCCTTATCGGGAGTATCTGAAGCGAAGTACTTTTCCATAGTTTTCCTTTTTTTTAGCTTTACATATATAGTTGTTAAATTTTACTGTAATATAATGTATTATTTCTGTTTTTTCAATAATTACAGATGTTTACTTCTTATTTTTTTTTATTATCCAATCTAATTCTTTTGCAAATTTAGATGGCTTTTTTTCTTTAACTTTTGCACTCTTCATGTTCATTACCGATTTCATAAAGTCTAATCCGGCAGAATTATTCTTACTTTTCCATTTTGGACTCATAAATGTATTCTCATTTACTTCTCTACCATATCCTTCAGGGAATGGATTTTTACTAGCTTGCAAGTTTCTTACCAAGTAAATTAATGCATCCAATGCATCGGCATGGGACTTTAGTAGCCCTGCATCATTATTACCTTTTAAGTGCTTAAACTTTCCAGTAAACGTACCTTGTCTAGTATAGTGCCATTGTCCATATTTTATGTGATATATTAGATTCTTACACTTAGGATCTATTATAATCCTCTTTGCCTCTACCCATCTTCGGACTGTATCTACCGCCTGTTCCTTGTTATGCTTCTCTGTAGGTATAAAAGTCATACCATAAAATCTAGAAAGGTCATTTATTAATTTAAGGTCATTATCCATTATTCTAACATAAGGATCTCTAACGTCTCCTAGAGCTGTTACAAAATTTAGCTCCTCTTTGTGTAGTACTTCTTTATATAATTTGTTTGTGGTTAATTCTGGACCATTTATAATGTACTCATCTGTAATTACTAGAGCAGATTCGTCATAATCGTAGTATCCAAATAGTGCTACGGTAAGGTCATGAAATCCTACATCCATTGAGGTATAGAAGTCACAATAGTCCGGTTTTGCCATAACTCTTACAATATCATCTTCCACTGCTGAGAATTCTGGAATTACGTTTGCTTCTGATACGTTTGGTATTTCACATAAATACTCACATCTAAATTTAATGTTAGATTCTCCGCCCGGATACCTAGCTAATATCTTCGCTCGCTTCTTATCGTCAATCATAGGAGAATCGTCCCATGTCATCTTTAAAAGAGTTCCTGAGGCTTCCTGTGGATGTACAAAATACTCATGGAAATCATGATTGGGATCTTTATCATTAGGAGTAGATGCTAAATATATCTTTCCTCCTGTAGTATCTGTTGTTGGTGCAAGGACACTAAATATGACCGTTTCTAGATCATCCATAAACCCTGCCTCATCTGCGATACATAGATGAGCAGATCCTCCACGAATGGAGTCATAGTGACCGTTATCTGTACCTGCTACTTGTATTTCAGATCCATTAGGAAACTTCCACTTTTTTTCTGAAGGATACCAATGAGGCCTTAAATCTTCTGGACAATCTTCTATAACGTCATCGACTCTAGGAACCATTACGTTTAAAACCATCTTAGAAGTTGGGCATACATATTTTACAATTGATTTTGGTTGGCTGATACATTGTTCTACAGCTAATAAGCACATAGTATAGGATTTACCAAATTGTCGGCTAATTAAGCATGTGTTTAAATCTACTTCACCATTTTTGAAATGATCGTATATAGCTTTTTGTTTACCTTTAAGCTTCCAAGACAAAATACCTGCTCTCCAGAGCTTATCTACGGCATTTTCTCTTTCCTGCTCTTTAGATAACTTCTTTTTACTCATTCTTGTAACCTTCTACTATCTTAAGAGCTTCAGTAACATCTACTTTATTCTTTTTCTTTTTACTATCCTCAATGCTTTGATTTCTTATGAGTCTTAAGTTTTTGTGAAGTAAATCGAAATTCTTTACATCATTTATATCGTATGTTCCGTTTTCGAACAATGTAGATAAATGCATAATACCATCCATACAGATCTTTTCTTCTGAACTCATGATCTTAGCTATTCCAATTTCATCTTCAAGTTCGTTTTCTGCAATTACCGTATAAAGAGACTCTAACTCTTCTTTTATTTTCTTATTCTCTTCTCGTAAAGCTTTTATCTCTAATGACATCTCTAGTTCTAGTAAATCATCCATATAATTCTCCTAGAATTGAAACTTATCCATTGATCTTTTTTGAGTCTTCTCCATGCTAGATTTAGCATATCCATCTTTTACTGCTCTAATTTCTTTATCCAAAGATATAATAGCGGTATTAACCCTTTCTTGATATGATTCAAATTCTTCATTAAATAATTCCACATAATCTGGCTTAACTTGTTCCATACAATAATACCTATATCCACATAAAGCAGCTATTCCGATCAGTATAAATGATTGTGATAGATTTGGTTCGTTGTAAAAGAAATAAGGTGTAAGTGATACTAGTAGTAAAAAAGGCAGTGCCTCAATAAGTTTTTTCATAATGTCTCCAAAATATACGGGTTCTCAGAAGTCGTTATTGATATTCTATTTACCGTGGTTTTGTTTTTTTCTTGTTTTTTTTATTGCAGCTCTAAGTTTCTGGAACCTACGAGAGTCTGAAGTTTTCTGATGAAGGCTAGTCCTTCGTTTATCTTTATAAACTTTTTTAAGAATGGGATTAATAGCTTTAACATCTAGTGCGCTCATTATTTTATGGGTTTAAAATTAGAATCATCCAGTTGACTCATTCTAATATCTCTAAACTCCCCTTCTTTTCTTCGTTGTTCATTTAATCTATCTAAAGCTAATCTTTCTAGATCAACATCTTCAAGATTACTATCATCAAATTCTTGTTTAATCCTATTAACATCCTTTCTATCTTCTAATAATGCTTCAGGAGTGGTTTTAGAATATATTTCTTCCATTCTCCTAGACCTTTTATCCTTAGCACTCTTAGCAAGAGCATTCCTTGGCTCATCAGATAACATCCTAGCTATATTAGCTTTATACCTAGCTTCATCCATAACATCACTGTCCCTACCAAGCTCTGATGCATTAGCAGCTTCACTAGCCAATCCTACTACAGGCCCTGCTAGTATAGATGCAGCTCTTCCTAAACCTTTTCCAGATAATCTCTTACCTAAAGAATTTAACATACTTGTTTCAGATTTATTAGCCATCCTAGAACCAAGTTGTCTTTCAGCTATATCAGAGACACTAGCTACTGGCTTAATCATGTTCTCTGCTTTGTTATGTTTCCCGAATAGGTTTCTAAGAACTCTTAATTTATCCTTATCTGCCATTTTTGAATCACTCATATATAATAATCTCCATATGTAGATGAATTGTCTACACATATAGTTGTTAAATTTTATATGTATATATGATAAATACTAGAATAAAATGCGATAATGCAATAATTTCAATAATTTAGATAGTACTCCTTTACCCTTATGTATATAAAGATAGAGTGAGTACCATTATTCTTATCTTAAGTTCCTGAATAAAGGTGTAAGGTTGTTAACCCCAATTTCAATCCTTAGAAAACCGCCTTGCGCACAATGCTTTTGATCTTCGCTTAGAGTGTAGACGTATTGTATTACCTGATCCCGTCTCCCTAGAGCTACCCTTCGATTTCTCGAATCCTGCCCGACTTCTTTCACGCTCGGTCTTCTTAGACTTATTTAATGTAACATATACTAAGGATATTGTCAACTAGTATCTGAGGGGTTGACACAAAGTAATATCTATAGTATAGTAATATCATGATAGGAAGAGTTAGTAGAAATTTAGTACCAATGTATATAGGCTTCGAAGAAGATGATGTAGAATATATAACAGAAACACTAGGGGACTCTATACAAGAGAGTATGGAGATTATCAACTTATTTAAAGAAGCCGGACTTTTCGGCATAGAGGATGAAGAATGATTTATTTTGTAGTAGGTTTTTATATTATATCAGTATTAATATTAACTATAGGTTTACGGAAGATATGTGGAGTAAGGACGCTCCATTCTTTTATTATGTCCCTAATTGCGGTTCCCGGAACAGTGTTATCTCTTATATTCGGAGGACTAAAGTTCTTATCCAATATGATAATTGAGATGGGGTTCTTAATGGGGGGTTCTTCTAAACAGGAACTATCTATTAAACTAGAAGAGTACCGATCTAGAAAAGACATGGAGTAGTAGAGGGTGACAGATATAAACAATTCAGCATCTTTTTCTGTAGA